TATTTCTGTGGACAAATTTGTGAACGTGATTTCTGCAACTTACATGCTGAGGCAATCGTGGCTCTTGCGCCAAGGCGAGAGGCTCTTGAAACTCCAATCAAAGTTGAGAAAGAAAAATACGAGAGTTATAGATATAATTGGACCGAGAATGGTAGCGAGCGAGTGCCATACCAAGCAACAAGGACCACAATCAAATCAGTTGACAATAACAATGGATAATATAGGATAACCATATGAACAAAACAAAAATAAACACAGACGCAAGTGAGATGTGGTACGTTACAAATGTTAAGGACGAGCCTAATCTAAAACAAGCGCAAGATTTCGTGGGTGGTATGGTTGAATGCATAACATTCCCCAACGGTGATCTATTAATAGTAAATGAGGAAGGCAAGTTAATGCAGTTGCCACTTAATCCAGAAGGTACAATGCTTTGGCGAATGACATTCGACAATGACAACTATGTTACTGGACGTAAGGACTTTGTTGTTGGTCCTGCGATCTACATTAAGAAGAAGGCGCTTAAACAATGGGCGACTTAAACTAATCAACCCTAAGCATGGGCGAGCAATCGCCCCTGCTTCCCGCACCATATCAATAGAGATACTAAACCCAATCCCAAAAATCCGCGAAGACAAAAGGTCGATCCCCTTTGCATAAAAAGGGGTCCCACTACTCTAGGTTGAATTGCTTGATTTAGAGAGTTAATGCTGGTAAAAACATGTTGAACATCTTACATAAGATGCAAAAAATTTTATAAAAATTTTTATGAATTTAGAAAATATAGATATAAGTAAGCTACCACCTGACGTTAGAAAAAAGTTTTTACAATTGCGTGTAATGCATGCAGAGAAAAAAATTCAAAATAAAGCAAAAGAAGATTTTTTATCCTTTGTCAAATGTGTTTGGCCCGAGTTCATTGAAGGTGCACACCACAGACATATAGCAAAAAAATTTAATGACCTTGCAACAGGTAAGATAAATAGATTAATCGTGAACATGCCACCTAGACACACTAAGTCTGAGTTTGCAAGTTACCTTTTGCCTGCCTGGATGGTGGGCCGTAATCCAAAATTAAAGATTATTCAAGCAACTCACACAGGAGAATTAGCCATTAGGTTTGGTCGTAAGGCAAAAAATTTAATTGACTCTCCTGAATATGCAAAAATTTTTGAAACTAGACTACAAGAAGACTCTCAAGCTGCAGGAAGGTGGGAGACTGCGCAAGGTGGAGAGTATTTTGCTGCTGGTGTAGGCGGAGCAATAACAGGAAGAGGTGCTGATCTACTAATTATTGACGATCCACATAGTGAACAAGATGCAATGTCCTCAACAGCCATGGAAAATGCGTACGAATGGTACACATCTGGTCCAAGACAACGTCTTCAACCAGGTGGAAAAATTATTTTAGTAATGACGCGTTGGTCAAAAAAAGATTTAACAGGAATTTTACTTGCAAATCAAAAAGAAGTGAAGGCTGACCAGTGGGAAGTGGTGGAATTTCCGGCAATCCTGGACGACGGACCTAAGACAGAAGCAGTTTGGCCTGAATATTGGAATATAGACGAGCTTGAAAAAGTAAAAGCAACATTACCAGTTGGAAAATGGAACGCTCAGTGGATGCAACGTCCAACTTCTGAAGAAGGAGCGTTGATAAAACGAGAATGGTGGCGATTATGGGACTATGATGAACCACCGAACTTACATTATGTAATTCAATCTTACGATACTGCGTATCTTAAGAAAGAAACAGCCGATTTTAGTGCAATTACGACTTGGGGAGTATTTTATCCCGACGAAGATTCACCCGCTAACCTCATTTTAGTAGATGCAATCAAAGGAAGGTATGAATTTCCAGAATTAAGACGTATTGCACTGGATCAGTACAAATATTGGAATCCAGAAGCAGTAATCATCGAAGCAAAGGCCGCAGGACTGCCCTTGACCTATGAATTAAGGCAAATGGATATACCAGTTCAAAACTTTACACCAAGCAAAGGAAATGATAAACATGTTAGAGTAAATACATGTGCTCCGCTTTTCGAATCTGGCATGATATGGGCGCCTGACCAGAAGTTTGCGGAGGAAGTGATAGAGGAGTGTGCAGCATTCCCGCATGGTGACCATGACGACTTAGTTGATAGTACAACTCAGGCTGTTATGCGCTTTAGACAAGGTGGATTTTTAAAACACCCTGAAGATTATGTAATGGAAAAACGAGCGCCTAGGAAGTTTGTGTATTATTAATGGCAGTAAATATAATTAGAAAATTTTTGATGAAAAAACTCATGAAACCCGATGCAGAGGGTATCATGAAAATACCTGAAAAAGGTAGAATTGATTTTAGTGAACATTTTATAAAAGAGAGATTATTTACAAATGGAATTGATTATAGATCAATTAATAACGAAAGACAGTTAGTAAATATTTTAGATAGTATTGATCAAGCAGAAGCTCGTAAATTAAAACAAGAAGCTGATAGATTAGGTTTAAATGATCCTAAAAAAAATAAATTTATGAAAGAAGGTGAAGTTATTGAAGTAGATTTTGATAAAGGTAGATGGAATAAAGCACAAGGCGGTAGAACCGGTTTAAGTTATTTACTTGCAGAAGATACAAATGAAAGAGTGCCTTTAGCCGGTGGTGGTTATTTGCCCATGGGAATGTGGGGAGATATAAGAGAAGCATATAAACAATATGAAGAAGAAAATAAAGATAGTGTAGGTCCATTAATGAGTTACAAACAATTTTGGAATAGCTACATAGATAATTTAGCTAGTGGTGGCAGAGTGGGTTATGCAGGTGGTGGTTCAGGTAAACCCCCAATTAATTTTTATGTTGATTTTTCTGGTAGTGGTGGTGGAAAACAAGAAAATTATTTAAATGTGCCAGGTTTAACTGAAGGCGGATATAATTATGGTGGCACACTTGCTGCAGATACAACGTTTCCATTTTTTGGTGGAGAGTTAAGTGTAGGTGGTGAACTTGGTTTTGGAAGAAACAAAAGCGATGTAGATTATAAAGGTCAACCTATCGATTTTTTATCTAATGTAGGTGAAACAAAATTAGGTGATGATTGGAATGTTGGTATGAAGTGGAGAAAGAAATTTGGAAAAGGCGGAATGGGCCGTAGAGCATTTTTAAAATTAATGGCAGCATTAGGTTTAACAGGAGCTGCAGCTAAATCAGGATTAGTAACTTTATTTCAAAAAGCAACACCTAAAATTGCAAAACAAGTTGTAGAATCTGCGGGATCAGGAACAACACCTCCTCCATATTTTTTTAACTTAGTTAATAAAATTAAAACAATGGGTGATGATGTAACTTCAAAATATGCAACTAAAGAGAGAGAAAAAATTACAAAATATAAAGATTATGAATTAACAGAAGATATTGCAACAGGTGAAAAAACAATTCAAAAATTTAAGGCTTCTGAACTTGATGAAGGTCCTTCAAACATGGTTGAAGAAACTTATATGAATTATAAACCTGGAAAAGGTCAAATGGATGAAACAACTAAAGGTAAAACTCCACCAGATGAATATACAGAAGACACTTCTTATATTAGGGCTGATGGAGGAAACACAGGAGAGATTTATAAGACAGTTGATGGTGTTGGAGACGATGTTATTGAAGAAGGAACTGTTTTTGAAGATAACATAACAGAGTTTGGAAAAAAATGAAAATTAAAGATTACAACGACGCAATAGAATTTTTTAGAACGAATGATTACCAGGCAGCCGATGGCGCGTGGTCCGAGTTCTATCAATCTGAAGTCCAAGAACCACGGATCACGGACCTTGCAGGTGGTGGCTTGGCTGAAGAATATTACGGCAAAGATCAATTAGACTGGATGGAAAATTATAAAGACCAAATGACGTTTGAAGAATATTTAAGATTAAAAAACTCTGGGTCATTTAGCGATGGTGGACGGATCGGGTTTGCTAAAAAAGGGTTAGTTGAAATTACAAATCAGTCTGGAACGACTATGGGTAAAAAACCTAGTCATTGGGGAACAACTAAATATGACAATCTTACAGCTGATATGAAAAAATTTTATAAAGAAACTACAGGTAAAACATGGAATAAAAAAGATTGGGATGAAGGAAATTATAGAAAGATTAATAAAAGCAGAAAAGCTAAAGATGTAAAAAAGAAAAAATTAGTTTCTTCTCCTTGGCAAAGAAAACTTCAATTTTTTAATCAATATGCAATTAATCAAAACATGCTTGCTGAAGAAAACAAGCTTTTAAAAAGAGGTTATGTTAGTGCAAGACAATTAAACGAAATGTTAGGCCGACCTAAAACCGAATCAGCCAGTGAAAGTTTAATTCGGGCATTAACAGGAGATAGAGAATCACCCTGGTTAAATGAAATTGAAGGTGTCAAGAAATGGAAAAAATCTAAATTACTTAGAAAAGATATTAAAACAGGGGGAGGATCTACTTATTTTAAAATGCCGGATAAAAAAACTTTAAAAGGATTAAAAAGCTATTATGAAAACGAAAAATTTTTATCTGATTTTAAATATGGACGAATAAAAGAACCAAGTATTAAAGGAGCCAAACTTTTTTATGACGATGAAACATTAATGAAAGCTTTAAGATCTTGGTCTGGAAATACAAAAGAAATAGATCAAAATGCATTAAAAGTTTTAAATTCTGTTTTTGGTTCGGATAATTGGGCTGGTCCTAGTGCAATTAAAAATTTAGGAAGAGCACTATCAGGAGAAATAAAAATAGAAGGAATTAAAGTTGATAAAGCGTTAGGTAAAAAGATTCTAGATGGAATGTCACGAACAGCTAATTCTAAATATGGTAGTAGCGCATGGGATCAAGCGGCATATACATACGCAAAAGAAAACATGGAAAATTTATTTAAAAATAATAAAGGCAAAGGTTTTAAAAGATTATACGACGATATTGAAAAAAGTTTAATTAAAATATTAGGGGATAAAAGAGGAAAGGTTGCAATTGATGAAGTATTGTCTTTAAGAACAGGACTTACGAATGATGCACAAGTTTATTCTGTATTTTCTCAAGTAATAGATAAAAAAGTTAATGAGACCTATAAAAAGTCTTATGATTCTAACTTATCTAAAAATTTTAAAAAAATTAGAGAAGAAATGGCTAAAGGAGATGAAGCTGATTTAGATAAGATTAAGGGATGGACTGATCAACAAAATGTAAAACTATCTCAAGCTCAAAAAAAATATCCAGGTATTAAATTTGCTAACTTAGGAAAATTTGATTATGAAACCGGAAAATTTGCTCCACCTGAAGAAACTTTTGGAAGTAAAAGATTTGCTGACCTTCCAAGTGACATTCAAAAAAGAATTAGAAAAGATTTTAAAACAAGTAAGGTAAGTGTAGATGTTGCTGGAGCAGGAACTCAAAAAGAAGTACTTAGTGATTTAAGTAAAGCTAGTGATGAGTTGAGTAACTTAAAACCTAAACAACAAATGGAATTACTTAAAAAAATGGGTTACCGTTGTGCTAAGGCAGTTGGTGCTGGAGAAACTGTTGAATGTTACATAGATGATGTAAAAAAAACCAGAGCTGATTTAAAATCATCAGATGTAACAGTTAGAGCTAAAGCATTAACTAAACAAAGAAAAGCATTACAAGTTGCAAATAAGCTACCACAAATTGGAAAATTTGTAAGACAAGGATTACAAGCAGGAGCAGCTGGTGTAACAACGACTTTAAAAGCATTAGGGTTTACATCACCTATAGGTTATGCAATTGAAGGAGCTATTGAAGGAGGAATTTATGATTACTATCGAAAACAAGGATATAGTCATAATCAAGCTTTTGCAGAAACACTTTCTCCAAGATTAATTAAGGAAGGATTTGAAGGTAAAAGCACTGAAGACGTACCTTGGTATGGCGGTGCAGAAAAATTAAGAGAAAAAGAATTGTACGGAGTTAGAGAGGCACCAACAATTTTAGAAGATGGAACAATAGTAGAAGGAGATTTGATTCCAGGAAAAGTTCAATCAAAAGTTAAACAATACGTTGATGCATTAGAAGAACAAAATAGAATTTATGAAGCGTTTGGCAGAAAAGAACAAGGATTACAAGCATCAAGAAAAGATATTATAGATGCAGCATCTGCCGATATTCAAGATTTAGCTAGATCAGGAGCCTATGGAAGAGTAGATCGAACTTTAAATCCTGAAAGCATGGCATCACAAGCTTACAATACAGCTGTTGAAAGACAACAAGCTTTAGACGAGAGAAGAAAAAAAGACTATATGGATGAATTTTATAATGTAAAAGAACCAACTTCTTGGATGCAAGAAAAAAAACAAAGAGATCGTTATAAAGAAATGAATGAACTGTTTCCTGATTATAGTGATGAAAAAATAAATGATATACTTGCTTTTTACGGAGAAGAAAAACCAGATAATTTAACTTATAATCAAATATCAGATATCTTTAAAGATGAAGATAAAATAAGATATTTTGCAGATAACTTTAGAATGGAAAAAGCAGAGGGCGGAATAGCGAGTTTAAAAAGAAAATGAAAAACCCAACATTAGTTAAAAACATGAAGAACGTTAAATGGAAGGAAATACCACCATTAAGAGGCCCTAATCCACAGGGGTTGATTAAACCTAAAAAACAAGATAAGAAGAAGCAGGAGAATTTAAATGGCAGAAATAGATAAAGGTCTCCCAAATGTTAAAGAACCTGAAGAACTCTTAGAAGAAGAGACTCTTGAGGAAGTTGACATTGCAGACCAATTAGGAAAAAAACCAATCGAAGTAACTGAAGAAGAAGATGGTGGTGCTACAGTTGATTTTGATCCAAATGCAATGCCGGCACCAGAAGAAGGTGACCACTTTACAAACTTAGCAGAATTATTACCAGACGATATTTTAGACCCAATGGCTAGCCAGCTAGATGGAGATTACAGAGAATATAGAGCATCAAGAGCAGATTGGGAAAGGGCTTACACTGTGGGCTTAGATCTGTTAGGATTCAAGTATGAAAATAGAACCGAACCTTTCCAGGGCGCGTCGGGGGCGACTCACCCGGTACTTGCTGAAGCTGTTACTCAGTTTCAGGCGCTCGCTTATAAAGAGTTACTCCCAGCTGATGGACCAGTAAGAACTCAAATCTTAGGGGTTAGTAATCCACAAAAGGAGCAACAGTCTCAAAGAGTAAAAGATTTCATGAACTATCAGTTGATGGATCAAATGAAAGAATACGAACCTGAGTTTGATCAAATGTTATTTTATTTACCACTTGCAGGTTCAACATTTAAAAAAGTTTATTATGATGATTTATTAGGAAGAGCAGTTTCTAAATTTGTACCAGCTGATGATTTAATTGTACCCTACACAGCAACTTCATTAGAAGATGCAACTTCAGTCTGTCATGTAGTTAAAATTTCTGAAAATGAATTACGTAAACAACAAGTCTCTGGTTTTTATAGAGACATAGAGTTAGCTAAACCGCAAGATGTAAATGCGGATCAAGTAGCTAAAAAAGAATTAGAAATAGAAGGTTTAAATAAATCTCAAAGAGTAGAACCTTTATACAAATTATTAGAATTCCACGTTAACCTCGATTTAGAAGGTTTCGAAGATGTTGGCGCCGATGGTGAACCAACAGGAATAAAATTACCTTACATCGTTACAATCGATGAGGGTAGTCGGAAAGTTTTGTCTATTAGACGAAACTTCGCGCCCAATGATCCAACGAAAACTAAGATCCAATATTTCGTCCACTTCAAATTTCTGCCAGGACTTGGATTTTACGGACTTGGACTCATTCATATGATTGGCGGACTGAGTCGTACGGCAACGGCGGCTCTCCGTCAATTATTAGACGCGGGAACATTATCAAATCTTCCGGCAGGATTTAAACAGCGAGGTGTCAGAGTAAAAGACGAAGCTGCAAATATACAACCAGGTGAATTTAAAGATGTAGATACACCAGGAGGAAACTTAAAAGATGCATTTGTATTCTTACCGTATAAGGAACCTTCTGCTACATTATTGCAATTGATGGGAATTGTCGTTCAAGCAGGACAAAGATTCGCGTCCATTGCTGACATGCAAGTCGGTGACGGGAACCAATCAGCAGCTGTTGGTACGACTGTAGCCCTATTAGAGCGTGGCTCACGGGTGATGTCAGCAATCCACAAAAGACTGTATGTTTCGTTAAAATCAGAATTTAAATTACTGGCAAAATTATTTGCTACTTACCTACCACCAGAATATCCATATGATGTAGTTGGTGGACAAAGAAATATTAAAGTAACAGACTTTGATGACAGAGTAGATATTTTACCTGTTGCTGATCCAAATATATTTTCAATGACACAAAGAATTACTTTGGCTCAAACAGAATTACAATTAGCAATGTCTAATCCACAAATGCACAACATGTACATGTGTTACAGAAAAATGTACGAAGCATTAGGTATAAAAGATATTGATAGAGTATTACCACCTCCTCCACCGAATCAACCTAAAGATCCAGCGATCGAACACATTGATGCAATGGGGATGAAACCTTTTCAAGCGTTTCCAGGTCAAGATCATAGAGCACACATAACTGCTCACTTAAATTTTATGGCAAGTAACTTTGTTAGAAACAATCCTAGCATTA